CTCACCAGTCGAGTCAGTGTTCGGCTTGATCTTGCCGGGGTTTAGTTCTTTCATGGCAGTTACTTCGGGCCAGAAGACTTACGGACCGGGCTGCGCTGGTTCATCACCTTCGCCATGTTCCGACCGTACTTCTTCATCTCGCTGTTGGTCTTGCCACCAGCACGCATACCGTGAGCCTTGCCCGCCGGAAGCGAAGCGTGTTTTCTCAACGCTTTCATTGCATCGCCGTTCTTCATCTCAATCTCCTAGGTCACTACGACCGTTACATCTCCTACTTCACCAGCAGGAGTAAGCGTATTTGGGGTTAGAGCCGCATCAAAAGAACTCGCCCCTCCAACCGGGTTCCAACCCCATTGTATCTGACGGCTACCATTGGCACCGTCATTACCGACCGCAAAATAACTCGTGTCCGGTCTCGGGTTCCGTAAAGCCTGCGGATCGTCCACAGGGTACAGGCCAAGAGACAACTGGGGTTGGTCAGGCTCCCAGCACTCCGGACAGACCAAGATATTCACGTTCTTGGTCTTCACCACAATCGACTTCAACTGTTTCAGTTTGTACTGAAACCCGCATCGGTCGCACATGGCGATTGCGTTCTTGCCACTTGCAAACCTGTTTGGCATTAGTAGCCACCCAAGAAGCTCTCACGTGGGACAAACCGCACCGCCGCCTTTTCTCGGTCCTCACCCGCCGCGAGATCCCACGCTTCGTCGTACTGGGCTTTCAATACTTGCGTACGAGCATCAGCACCGGGGATCTTCATCGACAGCATATAAGCCAAGCCTGCAACCATACAGGGCAGGAAACGGAACGGGATATCTTGCCCATTCACGCCTGTACCGGGGTCAAACATCCGCCGCAACCGCGTGTAGTACAACGTCCACGTTGTTGAGTTGTCAGGCTTCGGCCAAACCGTAAACTGGGGTTTCACCACCACATTGTCCGCACCCGTAGCACCCGTACGCCGATTGATCCAGATCTGGATCGGGCGACCCGTCGCATTCTTGTTGGGAATGGACACGTAGGTACTGGATGAAATGCGCGAGATGTTGATGTCCTGTTGGTTCGTGCCAGACCCAGTGCGGATCACATGGTCAAGCAGGTCAACGGTGTCAGGCTCAAGGTCGTACGTACCGACGTTGTAGGTCAGCGTCTTGGTACCTTCTTCCAACGTCCAGAGGTTGATGCCTCGGTTTGACCAGTCCATCAATAGCAGGGCAAGACTACGCTTAGCCGTACGGAAGTCGTAACCCGTACGCAGTTCAGCACCGCAACGCTCGAACGCCTCTTCGATAATCGTGTTGAGGTCGAGGTTGAAGTCTGTCGTAGCTGTAGTCTTGTAGGCCATTACTTCCTCGCTGTTACCACATCGTCACCCTTGGTGACGGTAACGTGATCGCCTTCCACATCGACCCGCATCGGCATTTCTTTCCGATCCAATCGGTCAAGCTTGGCGATGAGTTCCTTGATGACCGCAAACTCAGGCTTGTCTTCCTTCTCGCTTGCACCGGCAATACCGTTTAGCATGGAGATCAGCGCAGTCAACGACGCGCCAAGCAGCCCCATCACGGCAGCAATCTTCTCCCCATCCAAGGCGAGACTCGACACCACGCCGATCACAACGATGATCGTGATGTACTTGAGACCGTCCTTGCCGATTGCCTTGCCAGCAACGTCTTTCGCAGACGACTGAGCCTCAAGCCGATTTAACTCGGCCTGAACCTGTGCCTTGAACATCTCAATGTCGTTCGGCTCAGCCATCACATCCCCCGCCGTCTGTACGGCTTCACTTTTTCTTTGACACCTTTCGGTTGCGCGACGAACTGCTTGCCTTGGGCTTTGCCTTTACGCTTGGCTGCGGTGGTTCGGGCATATTCTCCGGGGGAAAGAGCTTTAATTGCAGCTTCCGGAAGATACCTTTCACCTGTGTCAGAAGATCGTTTACCACTTTTTGTCCTCCACTTCTGGGCAGTCCATGCCTTTAACGACTGCTGCGGAGCCTTCATGACTTGTACCCGCCGCCCTTTTCCTTGTACCGCTTTGCCAGCAACTGCGCCTTCCGCGCCGACCATTGCCCAGCAGTAGTACCCTGAACCGCACTATTTTTAATACTATTGAACAAAGCTTTACGCATACCCGGCTTCGTATAGTTACCGGCTTCGTTGACCTTGCTCTCACCGCCCTTCTTGAAGGTACGGATGGGTTTGCCCGTCCCGATCACAGGCTTATCGTCCCCGCGCCGTTTGGCACGAGGAACCTTTTTGGGGTTGATATCACCCATGCCTCGGGAGGGCATCATAGTTACACCATCTTGCAGCGGGTCTTGCCCTTCTTGGCAATGCCATCAGCACGACGAGAAACAGAAGAGGCCATACCACCCTTCTTCATTCCCTTCGGCTTTGCACCTTTCGGTGCATCCTGCATATCAAGGCTCATACCCGGAGCAGCCATTGAACGGCTGTGGATACCACGAGGGCTAGTCGGGCCGTAGGACCCGCGAGTTTTTGGACCGCTGCTCATTAGCAATAACCTCCGCTACGCATTTTGACTTCCTTACCCTTGGTCTTGCCCTTCTTGGCAATGCCATCAGCGGCCTTGCGGTACGAACCAGCCATGCCACCTTTCTTCATGCCGTACTCGGCCTTCTCGTGCTTGATCATGGACTTCGGAGCGCCCTTCTTCTTCATGAAGGCAAGCTCTTTCTTAGCCATTGCGTTTTTCACTTGGATTTCCTCGTAAATTTACGACCCTTGTCAGCCTTCATGAATTCCTTCCCAACCTTCTGGGGGACTCCAAGACGTTTGGCTGCTTTCGGGTCATTAGCAACCAAAGCCATCAAACGATGTTGTTTGCCAGATTTACTTGGCATTGTGATTCACCAATCGGTCAATCTTCTGCTCCAACCGGTCAAGCCGGTCGAGGAGCATCTGGGCATCAGCCCGCACTTCGGCGCGAGTCACGTGTTCACGAGCCACTTCTTCTCGGGTTCTGTTGAGGAGAATCCCCAACCGTTGAAGTTCGGCAAACTTCTCTTTCACAACAAAACCCAAAATGGCCACGATTCCCGTAAGAACCATGTTCCAAACAACCATTTCCATATCAGCAGTTCCATGCTCTGAGGGACTTGTTGATACGACTGTTGGGATCATTGGCTGTCTTCGCGCTAGTCAGCTTTTTCTTCATGCCCTTCATACGAGCACAGAAGGAATCTCGTCGGGCACCACCTTCAGGCTGAGGCCGTTTCAACCCCGGCTTACCGGGATTGGCTGCGTTATACGACGCACGGCCTTTGGCATTGAGTCCGCCTTTTGGGTTTTTCCCTTCTTTACGCTGCCAAGCGGGAGACTTAGCCATAGATCACCATCGTCGAAACCACGGCTGACGGGATAATGTAGATGTTCTCTTGGAAGAGAAGACCTTCACCCGGCATAAGGATGTAGTCCGCCGCAGTGGAACTAGCCTTGGTATTGACGACGATTTTGGTAGCGCCACTTGCACCGCCGTCGATAAACGTAACGGTACCAGCACCCGAATCGGGGACGATGTAGATCGCTTTTACGCGAGCACGACCAATAACGAGGCTATTTTGGTCCAGCATCTGACCTGCATCAGTGCGGACCTTACTAGCAAGGACATCTGTTTGCATTGACATCTGAGTCTCCTGTAATGGATGAAGGGGGCTAGCGCCCCCCTACGAAGTCTTACAGAGTCAGAGTGGTATACAGCGGGATGTACTTAGTCGTCGCGCCGATCTTGACCGGGAGATATCCCTTCTGATCAGAACCCACAACGCCCGAGGCTACGCTGCCCGTGGTCAAAATGCTGCTGCCGATCACGAGGGTCGTGCAAGCCAGAGTAGCAACCGTGCCGACCGTTGCGGAGATGTCGCCCTCGAAGCCATTGTCAGACTTAACCGGGCCAGAAAAAGTTGTACGTGCCATTTCAATTCCTCACATGCGAGTAAGTGTTTACCAGTCTGCATGTCGTCAGTCGGGTCTGTCTGGTAAACGGTTTTTTCCCGATAACGACTGTATACCATCAAAAAAGAGGGGCTACAAGTATCGCTACCTGTAACCCCTCGGACTAGCCCTCTAGGGAGAAAGCTATCAGGACGCGCCCGGCGAACCAAACATGCCCAGCGGATCCGACCAGCCGAAGCTATAACGCTCGCGGCTCTTGTACCGGACGTTGCCGGTGTCGAAATCGCCGTCCATGCTGTTTTGCAGCGGGGTACGAACGAAGTGCTTCATGCCGTTCGGAACGTCGGTCGTCAAGAACCAAGCATTCGTGTCGGTCAAGAAGTGGTTCACGGTGTAACCGCCCGGAATCGAACCCATCGCCTTGAGAGCGTTGATGTCGTTGTCAGCGGTCGCAACACGGAGTTCCGTGTCGAGGAGGCGCTTGGCAGTGAACATCAAAGCCGGGGGCACGATGAGCTTGTTGGGCTTCGCCGCGATCAAAAGACCACGCTCGTCGGTCCAACCAGCGATCTGAATGACAGCCGCTTCCAACGAAGTCTCGTTGAGGTCAGAAGCCGTCAAACGGTTGCTGTTGACACCGCCCGAAATCAACGGGTGATCCGCCGCAAACAACGGCTTGCCGTCACCGCCCACGTAGGACGAGGAGAAGCCATTGTTCAGGACAGAAGCCGCCTTGACTTGCTTCGTGTACGCCATCGCTCGGGCGAGCGCCTTGGTGTATCGCTTGGACAGCGAATCGTACAGGTTGTCTTCAACCGCCTCTTCCGTGATGGAGAAGCCGAGAGCAATCGTCTCGTGGTTGTAGCGAGCAGTCCATGCTTCCTGCGCGTTGTCATACGCAATCGCAGCACCTTCGGCCTTGACCGGAGCGGCGCTGAAACCAGAAAGCTTGGTCTCTTCTTCAAAGGAACGCTCG